TATTTAGTCTCTCGATGCCAAAAGCCATGCTTTGAGCAATGTTGATTGCCTTCTCTTTGCGAGCCTCTGGCTCTTTGTCTAGGAACGCTGCCATCCACTCAACAGGATAGTATGTCAGCAACCAAGCACACTGAAACGATAGAATGCTATAGCTCAAAGCATGTGATTTGTTGAAACCATATCCTGAGAAGTATTCAAATGTTTCCCAAAGCTTTTGAGCAGAACGGAAAGTCATCCCCTTCTCTTCACACCCAGCAATGAATCTATTATAGATACCATCCTTGACCTTATCCTTCTTGCTCCCTTTCTTAGTGAGAATCTTTCTTAGGATGTTTCCTTCATCCAGAGAAATATCTTTTCCGAGACGGTGAGCCAACATGGCGATCTGTTCCTGAAAGATTAGGAACCCATAAGTTTCCTTTGTGACTTCTTTCACGATCTTGTGTGCATACTTGATGCTACTTGGATCGCCCTTGGCCTCCATGTAGTGCTTATCAACCTTTGCCGACAATGGGCCTGGACGATAGATACTTGTGATAGCAGACAGATCAACAATGTTCTCTGGCTTTACTTGCTGGCAAAGCCTCTGTGCTCCACCTTCTGTAAACTGAAAGACTCCAGCCCAATTGCCTTTTTGGAACACATTCTTGTAGACCTTCTTATCCTTCAAGTCTATCTTCTTCGGATGAAGGTTCTTATTATAAAAGTCCCTCACTTCCTCGAAAGATGGATCCTTGTTGTCATAATGACGTTTGAGGATATGGCGGATTGCACCTTCCATCATTCGCAATGTGGTTAGACCAAGGATATCAAACTTAATAAACCCCATGGGCTCCAAGTGTCTAACATTCTGGCCTTCGCTCCATGGAGTCTGCCTCACACCACCACTATTAATGAGCGGCATGTACTTGTCTAGGTTATCTCCCACAACAACACCTCCAGCGTGTCGTGAACAACTGCGGATCTGTCCATATAAAACGTCAACATGAGTTGCTACTTCTGGGTATCTACGAAAATAGTCTTGAAGAGACTGGCTGTGTTCCTTTACTTCTTCAAAGTCTGGAATGTACATGCCCGAGGTGATGCCCTTTGCCGCTTTGGCTGGTGGAGTTGCCTCTTGCATCATCCTCATTGTAACCGTATTCACTTCTGTAAAAGGAATGTTTTGAAGTTTGCTAATGTCCTTGATCAAAGACTTCAGTTGTAGCGTGTTCCAGTTTGAGATTGGAATAACTTTATCTTCTCCCCATCGTTCGATCAAGTCTTCCTTGAGTTCCATTGGGTCTGAAACGTCGTAGTCAATATCGGGAAACCCGATATCCTTTTGGTTCCTTGTCATGAACCTCTCAAACAATAAGTTATGTTCAATGGGGTCAATCTGTGTGATGCCCAAGACATAAGAGACTAGAGAGCCAGCAGCGCTACCACGAGCGGTACCAACCAACTGTTTGGATGAGGCGATATCAGCAATTGCTTTCATTGTCAGAAAGTATTGAGCAAAGTCGTTAGCGTTGATCACTTCCAACTCCTCATTTAGTCTTTCTACATAAACGGGTTTTTTACTAAGGCCGGCAGACTGAAGTCCCTTAGTCGCGTAATCAACAAGGGTTGCGGAGGCTGTTTTACCTTTGGGGACCACAAAACTTGGAAGCCGTACCTCGTTGCTTGGTAGGAACCGGGATATTCTTTCATGGGCAATGTGATGTGTCTCGGTAATAGAGTCGCGGACCACATTATCATCGTATTCGAATCCGCAATCTTTGGAATACTCTTTGTACGAATCCCACATTTGATCGCCATTCTTTGGATAAAGTTGGTAAGGCATCTCTTCAACGCTATCGGGAAGCTTGCTTTCACTCTGGAATCCTTTCCATCCAATCTGCTTATAGATCTCTCGTTGTTTCCATAAAGCAGGGTTTGGGTAGTGGCTGTCTGCCGTGCTTACTAATTTGATGCCAAACTCTTTGGCAACTTGGATGACATATTTATTTAATTCGTGCTGTTCTTTGATCCTGTTCCACTGAATCTCCGCATACCATCTATCTCCATAGATATCTACCATAGACTTGCTTGTTTCCCTCATGGCATCTAGGACAGCATCATCACCCTGCTCTCTATTCTCCCAAAAGTCTCCAGCATACACGCCACCAAGACATGCAGAAGAAGCAATAATCCCCTCATTGTGCTCTTTGAGCAGAGCATAGTCCAAGCGTGGAAACCTGTAATAGTTCTCCTGCATGTAGCTTTTAGAGATTAGTTGAAACAGATTATAGAGCCCTGTCTGGTTCTGTGCTAATAGCACCATATGGCGGCGGCGATTCAAAACATTCTTGATCATCGCCTTTGTATCTTCTTCTACTTCAATCGTGACACCACTGGTTTCTTCATCTTTGGTGATTCTCTTTTTCAGCTTAATCTTTTCTTCTCGAATGCGGTCATAGTCTTCTTTCCATTCCTTAACAGATGGAAGGAAGTATGCCTCCACACCAAAGATGGGCTTGAAGTCTTTGCCTTCTTTCTCCATCTTCTTGGCATGCATTACTTGGTATGCCAAGCCGTTCATGTTCCCATGATCAGTAAGGGCTAAAGCATCCATGCCGTTACTATAGGCAAAGTCCATATGTTCTGATGGGTATCCCAATCCGTCAAATACGCTTGCCACACTATGTGCGTGTAGGCCAACAAAGGGGATCTTTGATTCTTTTCTTTCCATATTGTTTTAACTTTCTACTCGAAATGAATTTCTAGTGTAGCTAGGGCTTCTTCTGCTTCTGCTATCTTGTGAGTTAGTTTAATCATACTCTCAATGAGACCTTCATGATCAGCTACCGCTAGCGGATCATCCAGGTATAACTTAAGAGTAGCTACGTTCTTACTTACTTCTGCTTCAAAATACTTTTTCAAAGAATCTAAAAATTCTTTATTCTTTACTTTTCTTTTCACCAAAAACTCCTATTTCTCGCCTTGTGCTGTCCGTCGTGGAATGGTAGTATAGCACATATTTTTGAAGATGTCAAGTGCTTTCTTCGGGAGGGCTGACGATTTCTTCTTTGTCTTTTCCAAAAGGGTTGTGCTCGTGATACTTTAGGATATAGTTTGGCCTTTGAATCTTCTTCGCTTCTTCGCTCCCTATGTATTTACAATAGCCTTCCCAGTTGTCTATATTGTGATGCCACTCAACCTCATACGTGTTCTGATCTGTTGTATCAACGCAGCCAAAGACCTTTTCTATAGGGAAGTTTTTGGCGCTGTATCTCTCACTAACTGGTAACTTATCCCCTTTTACAGTGTTTTCTTTTTCATCATAATAGGAGTCCGGACTATACTTTCCTGTGCCTCCTCTAATGACTCTGCGGAACTTCTTCCAGTCTTCGGCATCAAACGTAAAAGATAAATACTCACCGTCCTTTACTGTCTTTCCATTGTATGTCATATAGAACTTCTTCTTATTTGATATGTTCTTTCTCTGCTTCCTAAGATCGTGTGTATAATGAACGCCGAAAGGAAAAGAAACATAATACTTGTCTGGAACTACCCACTTGCTTATAATCTTTGATAGTGAGAATGCTCTCATCGCTCCGTATATTACACTCCAAGACAAGCAATCTCTCTTGTCCCTGTCTTTTGGGTGAATGGGCACATAATAGATTGGAACAAACTTTCTATGGTCTGATGGTTGCCAAACAAAATGGTGCTTGATCGAGGGATGAGTTGCAGGGTCTAATATCCAGTCCCCTATCCTATGTCTTATAATAGACTGCATTTCTTTGTGGCAAACAATCCATATACTCTCACACCCTGCCATAGCACACTCATAGACACTTCTTTCTACTGCCAAATAGTTGTTTCCAATTGGCATCAAACTATCGTGCCATGGAAACTTATAATCTAATGGCTGGCCGGCAACAGGAATAACTCCTGCTAAGCTGAAATATGTTGTATCAAAGTTTTTGCCATCCATCCAAATATTTCCTTAGTTTGCGTATGTTCTTATTCTTTGATTCTTTATCTCTATAATGAATAAGCAACTCCTCTTCTGAATATGGTTCCTTTATTATTCTTTGTGTGTCTCTTCTATCTGTCTCAATCTTAATGGAGAGGCGATTAGATTTGGTTGGATCCTTTATACTCTTACCATTCTTCTTGCCTTGAATGCCAGCGTTCTTCATCATGTCTAGAACTTTAAACTTAACGTAGATGTCTGAATATTCTATATGCGACACCTGCTCTTTTGTAAGATAGGATACCGTAAGGATGTCCTTCTTTTCACTCCAATTTCCTGGTATTCTTTTCGAAGGATAAAAATAAACATGTTTCACAAAATCATCTTCCGTTTGCAAGTGTGTTACATTGTGAGGAGAACTGCGCCTATCATTTATCCAATCTAGCACCCTGTATCTGTCTTCCTTTTCTAGGGTTCCTTCCCAGCCTTCTAGTTTCTCGTCATCAAACACAACAAGTTCGTTGAACGTGTATGAAGCATAGTAGGCACCTTCCGTAAAGACCTTGAGCAAGTTTCCTTCCTCTACTCTAAGGCCCACTGCTTTGTCGCTCATTGGCATTAGACCTGCCATTGATAGTTGGAATGCTAACTGCCTCCACATAAACTCTTTTGAGTTGCCTTCCTCATCCTCCTCATAAAAGAGAGGTACTCTTGGTTTCACATAGATGACTGGGATGTCATTGTAGTGCCCATAAAGTAAGGAGGCAAGACTGCCTCCAATGATTATCTTATCGTGGAGAGGGGTTGTCACGCCAGCCTTTCTTTCAGAATTGCCACAATGTACGTGGGATTAAGTGCTAAGTTGTATAAGTTTTCGCCTCGCTCAGCCATCTCTAGAACCACCTTAGCCTCTTCTATTCTTAGGTATTCTTTCAGTTCCTTCTCGCTCTGGAAGTCTTCCTTTTTTATTTCTTTTATTATCGAGAACTCAAAAGCATCGGCACCATACTTGTCGTAGTCTTTTTGAAGGAGCGAGTTGGGGTGGCGACCTCCTTTGAGTTCTATTTTGTGTTCTTTTTCTCTTCTTTCATAACAAAAAGACTCGCCGACATACTTCTGATGTGTTTTTTTGTTCAATATGAGGTATATGCTGGCGCGGCCACGTTTTTTGTTTTTTTGGTAGTGTTGCTT